AGATGATTTTATTAAATGAAATGACACTTTAAGTTTTTTCTTAAAACATTCTTGTTGAAATTCTATTAAAGCTTGAGTGTAATGTATCGAAACTTCGCTATGCACAGGTGTTGCAACAAAAACCTCAGTATTTTTATATTGATTAGAATCTTCTTTCCATAAAGGTTCCGTAGCTTTTTCATAATCAGATTGTGTTTCTATGTTAACTTCTTGTAACGTTTGATATGTATCCTCATTTATATATTTACTGCTTGACACTTAGAGCTCCTTTCAAAAAGTTTGTCCATTCCATAGCTTTTTTATCCCAGCTATAAAAATTTTTATAATATTTTTGTTGTTCGTTTAAATGGTTTTGTATTATATCTGTGTGTAAGTATTGTGCACTTGTATCTATGGCACCTGCAATGCTCTCTGCTAATAATTCTAAATTTTTTGTATAATTCACATAAACAGGCCATTCAGCACATGTTTCAGGCAAAGCACCAAAGTTTGTTGTTATAACGTGAAGACCAGCAGCTAAAGCTTCTAAAGCTGAAGCACAAAACGTTTCTTCAAATATAGATGGGTAGACAAACAAATCGTAGTCCGTCATATGCTCTAGTATGTATTCATTAGGTTTGTAACCAATGTAATTTACATTAGGTAATTTTCTAGCTTGATCAAATAGTCCCTCTGTATCTTTATTTGCTTTATCAGCAAACTCCTTACCGTAAACATCGTTAGAACTATATACATCTAAAGTAATATTTTTATTTTGTATAAACTGCATGGCTAACAACAACACGTTCAGTCCTCTCCAAGGAGTGCAATGGTGCATAATTCTTATAGGTTCACCTTGTTTATATATTTTTCTTTTTGGGAAATGATGTGCTCCATTTTTAATAACTATTGATCTATCTTCAGGAACTTGAAAAAAATATCTAAATTTTTCATAACACCAATGTGAATTAAAAACATACCAATCGTATTCATGATGTCTATCTTTGTTTCTAAAAAAGCTTTGTAAGTTTGGTTGATCCCAAGAATTTTTTTGCCAAAGTATATTAATCTTACTAGGATCTAGTGGCACCTTTCCTGGTATAGATGTGCATATTTGAAATTTATCTAATAAATCTTTTGCAACATACTTTTCAAGCAGTTCATGCTGTAACTCAGTTGCGCCTCTAGGTTTCATTACTCTTTGGTTTTAGCACCAATATTTCCAACTCTCGTAACTTTTATTTCTAAGTCTTGTCTAAAATCATCCTCAGTAGTGTCAGTATTGGGATCAGCAACATCAGCATCAAAATCAGCTTTAGAAGCATAAACCTGTCCTGTTCTTTTGTGTTTAATTATCTCTTTCGCCACTGCAGGTATTTTTACGGGATCGCTCATTGTTTTCTTCCTTGTCTATTATAGGGTTTATAATCTCTTTTTTCATTTTTGTTAAGACTTTTTTTATGTCTTCTTGGACGTTTTCTAGGTTTTGGTCTAGGCACATAATGTGTAAATTTTTGTTTAGCCATTTTCCTGTGATCTGTCTATTTGTGCGTAACTTATTAGACCTTGTATTGTATTACTACCTGTGGCTGCTTGAACCGTAATTGCATCGCCAGCTTCCAAATTTAAACCTTGTGGGGTGGCGTTCACTTGTGTTTTTGCAGCTAAATCATCTCTAAAAAATTCGTATTCTGTGCTTGAATCAGAAGAATCTACAAAATTCATATTAACTAATATGGCTGATGACGCATCGCTGTTGGAGCAATAAATACTCTTAACAATTACTGTTGCATCACTTGGACATGTAAACACTGTCGTTTTATTTGTGTTAGCTTGTTTGAAACCTTGATTTTTATACCTAATTGTCATGATAAAAAATAATTGAAAGCATCTTGTTCGTTTTTTAATTCTTGTTGATAAGATGTATTTAACTTATCTTGCATAGTTCGTAAAGACTGAGTAACTTGTCTTTGATTTTCCTCAGTATACGTAGGTGTTGGTTCAGGTATTACTATATCTACTCTAGCCATTTTAACCTCTCATTCCGTCAGGTTGTACATCTGCTCTGAAAGTGCCATACCTCCAACTTTGTTCTGTAGAGGTGTTAGCAATTTTTAAACTTGCAAATCTCGATCTAGCACGTGTGTCTACTTTATCAGTAGAACTATTTATTGTAAACGGACCTAAAGGAGAAGACGCTGCTGCAGTTGAGGGGTAATCTCTTAAATTTATTGTTACCTGAGCATCTCCTGTTAATACTTTAAAATCTGGAACAAACCTTCTCATACTCATAAATACTTGGCCATCACCCTCAATTGCTAAATCAAAGTCACCTGATTGTATAAAAGCTGGTATTGCAGTTTTTGCTCCTGCTGAATCTACTTGATCAACTCCAACTTCGTGAGCGTAATATTTAAAGGCACCATTAATATTTGTTACTCCTTGTATTGTTGGAAATGTTGGCAATCCTGTTGGATCAAATTCGGTGGCATAAGGTACATCATATAAATTTGCATCTGCCCATGTAGTTCTTGCAAGTGATCCTGTTGTCCAAGTTTGATCTTGATAATTATATGTCACACATCTATCTACATAGCTTGATCCTGATTTAGGATAAAACCAAGTTATTTCTTCATATAAATGGTTTAATCCAACATAAACAGATTCACCATTTTGATAATTAACCCCCAAACCATCTCCTTTAGTTGTAAATACAAAATCTTCTACAGGGCAAGGCAAAGCTTTTACAGTACCGTCAAATACAAAAAACCCTCCTGATTCACCCATCCAATAAACTGCACCATTAACAAACTTCATTGAATGTTGTCCTATGGCACCACAATTTGAACCAACTTGTCTTACAGAAAAAGTAAATGGTGGGCCAACAAATTGCATAACATAAGCAGCATTATCAGTAAGTATAAAGGTGTAATCTTTACCTTTTACTGCTCCTACAATTTTAGTTCCTGAGTCCAATCTAAAAGTCCCTGCAGTATTAACAGAAGTAGGTGTATAACTACTTATATTTTCTTGATCAGAAAATCTAATAAACATTTTATCTTGTGTGCTAAGAGTTCCGATAGTAGTTTCAGTTCCAAGCATTACTAAATGCCTATCTCTATCAGAGACAAGAGACATAACTGATGCAGTCGGTGCGTTTGATATGACAGTCGCTCTAGTAGTAAGTGCACTTGGATTTGAATTAATAGGGTTCCATTCAAAAGAATTACCATTTTTAATAGTAGCTATTAATTTTTCACCAAAATTATCTAATGACCAAGATGCAGGATCAATAGTTAAAGTTTGAGATAAGGATGCTTCTCCCCAAGCTGTATAATATTCAACACCTGCTCCAGAAGAATGACCTGATCTTGTTCCTGCTACAGCTCTGGTAATTCCTGTAAGATCAGTGCTAGTTGTCCCTGTGTATGAAATAAATTCAGCACCTACTTTTATGGTCCCTGATGACGGAAACCCAGTGGTTGAAGCTAATGTAACAGAAGTTCCTGCTCCACCTGTTCCCGCAGTGTCATCTAAAAGTGCACCATTAAGAGTACCAAATACTTGTTGTCCTCCGCCCCATAAACCTGTGCCCCAACCGAAGCCATAAGTAAAACCTAGATTACCAGGTTTGACATAAGGGTTTATTGTTGCTGATCCACTTCCGTTGACCGTTGTCCCTGCTGCGCTAGCCATAGTAATTGTGAAGCTGTCACTATCTGGAACAGTAATAACTTGAAATGTGTTGGTCGTAAAATCAGAAGCAACATATCCAGCTCCACTTGGAGGTGTTACTGAAGTAAAAGTAAATAAATCTCCTGCCTCAAGTTTATGTGCTGGTTTGTTTACAGTTACTGTCGCTGAGGTATTTACAGTATCAAAGGTGCATCCAGTTAAAGCTGTGTCTAATGGCGTAATATCGTAGAAAGCACCCTCGTAATAAATGACTAAAACTTTGTTAGTTCCTATCGCAGCGTATCTTCTGCCATCTAGATCTGCCCAAATAAATTGTTCTCTAGCTGCTCCTACAACAGTATTAGATAAAATTTGTTCCCAGCCACCAATTTTTTCAGGTAAACCATATCTAAATCTAACAAAGTCACCATCAGTCCACTGACCTTCAGCTCCTGTTTGCGTTACTTGTTTATTAAATCCTGGTCTAATCTGTACGTTTGTTAAAGGCATGACATATTATAGCATTTTATCAACAATAAATAAACTTACTCTAAATTATAAAAAGGCATATTTTTATCGTATTTATAATCTGCAAAAGGGCCGTTTTGATCAACGTAATGTAAAAAACATTGTGCATGCCAATCTCCAGTAAAATTTTTACGATAGTGTTGTAATTCACAACCCAAATAAATACAGGCATCTCCTGGAAACATATTAATAGGTTTATCTTCCATGTATATTGGCCACTCCGTGCCATCACTACCAAGCATCACAGTAACTGATATCTCACAAGATGGTCTATCTTTGTGGGGTTTAAGCTCAGAATTGTATGTATATAAACGAGTAAAAGAATAAGTAGGAAATAAATTTAAATTTGTTTCTTTTTCCATAAGTTCTTTTTTATTTAAAAGCAAAGATTCTCCTAAAGGGTCTTTGTAAAATATTGTGTCTGAATTATTATTTTGAACAAAATCAAAATCAACTCTATTGTTATTATGTTTAATTATCATATATTTTTTTGCTAATTCTGTTTCTTCTTTAGTCAAAAAGTTTTTGATAATTTTATATTTTAATTCTTTTATAGTAGCCATGATACAACTGAATATCTTACACCCTTAGTTACAGGCTCAACTCTATGAGGATACATAAAATTACTTGGCCAAACAATTGCTTTCGCAGCAGAAGGTTTAATTCTAAGCATTTCATTTGTTTTACTTAAATTACTAAAAACTAAATCACCACCCTCATACTCATTATTTAGAAGAATAATTATAGATAATGTTCTTGGTAAGGAATAACAATGGTCAGTATGAAAACCATAATGTCCATCATTTTCATATTTCAAAACAGTAATTTCTTGCACTCCGTTAACAACACAAGTTGTATTAAATTTTCTTTCATAGTTTTTTTTTAAATTTATTATTATTGAACCTAAAAAATTTAACCAATGTACTTCTGTTTGTGATTTACTTTGCAAATTCAAACTAAAATTTTTTACTTTTCTTGCTCTTTCATCTATAACTTGACCACCACCTGTGTTAGAAACAATTGCAGCTTTTTGAAATTTGTCATCTTCTTTGTTAAGCCATTTTATAAAAGAACATAATGTTTCAACTGGCATAATATTTTCTTCAATGTGAATTAGATCTTTTATGACCATTTTTTTCTAAACCAAATTTTTTCTTTGTAACTGTTTATAAGTCTACTCAAATTTTGAAATTTTTGTTTAATTAAATTATTATCTATAGATTTAATTTCTGATTTCCATGATTCTCTTTTAAAAGGAATGACTTGAACATAAGGAGTGCCTTGTTTAAATAATTTATTAAATTTAGGATATTTATCAGAATTAATTAATATTGGAAAATTTACGAAATGTGAAAATTTATCAGTATCTA